ACTGGCCCTTTGAAATTCTTACCGTTGATGAGGTTAGCTACCTTAAGAATACGCAAACACAGAGATTCAAATGCCTTAAGCCTTTGCTAAATAAGTTTGATCGCCGATGGAGCTTAACAGGCTCCCCTGCGCCAAACAGTTTGCTTGACATCTTTGGCCCACAGTATATCATTGACCAAGGCGCCACGTTTGGCCCATTTGTATCACGCTTTCGCAATGAATTCTTCTACCCTACAGGCTTTGGTGGGTATGAATGGAAGCTTTTACCTGACGGGGAAGCACGCATCCATGAAAAGCTGGATGGCAAGGTCTTGCGGATGGCGGCTCTGGACCATCTAGACCTGCCAGAGTTAACATACAACGACATTAAGGTAGATCTACCTGCAGCAGCAAGAAAGATCTACAAGGGCTTTGAAGATAACTTAACAATTGAGCTTGCCAGTGGCAACATCACTGCAGTTAACGCTGCCGTTGCCGTCATGAAAGGCCAACAAATTGCCAATGGTGGATCTTATTTAGATGACGATGGGGCAGGTAATGGCAGAATCAGTACTCACATTCATGACGCGAAGACTGAAGCTGTTCTCGATCTGGTCGAAGAGCTATCAGGCCAACCTTGCATCGTCGGTTATCATTTTGCTCATGACCTCGAAAGGCTTAAAGCCGCCTTTCCTAATGCGCCTATCATTGGCAGTGGGGTTGTGGGTCATAAACTTGATGCTATTATTGATGATTGGAACTCCGGCAAGACTACAGTTCTTTTGGCTCATCCAATGTCGGCGGGTCACGGTCTTAACTTACAAGGTACTGGGCATGCTGTCATCTGGTACTCCCTAACTTGGAGTCTTGAAATCTATGAGCAATTCATTCGTAGACTCTGGCGCCAAGGGCAAAAAAACCATATTGTGGTCCATCACATCATAGCCCGTGATACTGTAGACGAGGCTATTCTTATGGCTGTTAAAAGAAAGGACAAAACACAACAAAAACTGCTTAATGCTGTGCGTGATTACATAACACGTGATACAATGGCTACAGTTGATCTTTGAAAGGTATGCATGAATCCACACAACCACACTCGAACCTTTTACTAGGAGCTTTTGCTATGTCTGAAACCCAGAAAACACGTCAACGCGCTAACAAAAAAGCAGTTATCACCATCAAAACCATTGATAACCCCAAGCGGCTAGGCACTTTGTCCCATGCCCGCTACGAGTTGTACCAAGATGGCATGACAGTTGCTGATTACGTAGCCGCAGGCGGTCGCACTGGGGACATCAATTATGACGTAGCAGAAGGTTACATCGCACTTACACTTCCCTAACTTACATGAAAATTCTCATCACCGGCGTTACTGAGACACACACTAACCATCCGCACCGTGCAGGCTCAACAAAGTTTGTGTCTATTCCCGAGCTTATGCGTGAAGCATACCTAGGTTTAGGGCATGAAGTTGACCATTGCTCTACTGCAAACCTTGGTGATCTGTCTCAATATGACAAGGTTTTTCTTTATGCCTATCCACTTGATGTAAATGCTATGGACATCTCTAGCGCGCAACGTGTTTTGCGTGAAAGAATGGATGCGTATATTTGCTTGGATGATTGGGCATTTCAAGATATCTTACCTACATGGGAAAGTATCATTGCAAAAGAAGATTTAGTCGATCATCAATGGATTGCCCCTTTATTCAAATGGGGTGATACTACAAGGATGCATTTGCCGGTTGAGATTATTCGTGCATGGGACCCCTCACCCTTATATGAATTGCCGGGTTGCCATAATCAAGCATGGCAGCAACGTAAAACTGAATGGTATAACGCATCATTGTCAAGGGGCGCACATGAATGGGCAACAGCACAAAACCTTACATGGCCAATTCACAGCGTGGGTGGAAAATCCCTTGGACAGCCGCGTATTCTTGAAAGTGATGTTGTCTGGCAATACGGGGGGTATAAAGGAATTCTCTGTCCGACTTATGCCCATGCAGGATGCGGATGGTGGAGAGTTAGATACTTACATGCTGCGCATGCCGGGGCAGTGCTTGGCGGCGATCCTAAAGAGCTCGGCATGATTGATGACGCATATAACTATACGCTTAAAGAATTAGAAGACATGGATGATGGGCTATTGCAATTATTGGCAGGCCAGCAGGCTGTGGCGTTAGCCGCGCATACTGCAACAAAACAGCAAACGCTGACTAAGCTAGAAAGTTTTTTAAAATGATTATCATACTTGAAGGTCCTGATGGGGGTGGCAAAACCACTCTTGCAGAAGCATTGCGTCATCGATTGCAATCCGATCGCATGACCCATGTCATTAAGCACGGTCCTTACAAAGGCGTAAAGTCTGAAGATCTTTGCAAAATGTTCTTTCGTTCAATGTCGCAAGCTCTAACCTACGATGATCATGTCATCATGGACAGGTCTTGGCTGTCAGAGCCTATTTATGGCGAGGTATACCGCAATGGTGAAAATAGAGTTGATATGCCTAGGCATCGCATGCTTGAACGTGTTGCCTTATCTCGTGGCGCCGTGGTCCTACATTGCCAACCAGATCTTGAGGTATGCATCAAAACGTTTAGCGGACGTTTAGAAGATGAGTACCTTGATACGGTTGAGCAGCTTAAAGCTGTGTATCAAGGCTACGAGCTGCTTGACATGAAAACATGCATTCCAGTAATACATTATGATTACGAACGCGACACACTAGAGGGAATTCTTCCTCAGCTTATGAATAGATCCTCACGCAATCCATTCTCAGGAGGCGGCTCATTTCGTGAAGGCAATGTTTTGATGCTTTGTGACCGTGGGCCACGCACCAATGTGCGTGAGTCAGCAGCAGTTGTGCCATTCATCAACTTCTTGGACAATGAAGGTCCAAGTCGCATGCTGGCAGATACGCTTGAGCGTGAAGGCATCTCTGAAGATCAGATTTATTGGATCAATACGCAGACTTACCAAGGCACCCCTACAGACGCCAAGTTTGTACAGACATTAAAGCCTTCAAAAGTTTTTGCGCTGGGCAACAATGCGTATTCATGGGCACTAAACAACGACGTACAAGCCCACAAATTGCCACCGCCTTTGTACCATCTGCAAAACTTTCCCAACCAACCCTATCACATCACCGAGGCAGACTATGGAAATGCTAATTAAAAATGAGGCTGAACTGATTTACCTGTATTATGCCTTACAACAACAGGGTAAGTGGACAAGCCCACGTGGTGAAAAGTGCTTAGAAATTGAAAACTTCTCATACACTGTCAATCCTTTTGTAAGATTTAATTCTTTTGAAGGCCGTAATTTCAACTTAAAGTATCTTAAGCAAGAAATGTCGTGGTACGTCAAAGCCAATCCTTATGACTTATCCATTGCAGAGCATGCTGCGCAATGGGGCAAGATTGTCGCCAATGGCAAGTTGAATAGCAACTATGGTAGCTATTGGTTTGGTAAGCATGGTGTTGCCAATATTGTCAAATTGCTAACCGCGGACCCTATGTCTCGACGTGCAGTGATTCCTATGTATGGCACTGATGTTGACCATATGGACTTGGATGCCAAAGATGTGCCTTGCACTTTGGCCATTGAATTTAGAATTCGTAATGGCAGGCTTAATGCACGTGCCATCATGCGTAGTCAAGATATCCTTTGGGGTATGGCCAATGACTTACCTACTTTCTCATTCTTGCAAGAGATTGTAGCAACCTTGCTAAACGCTGAAATGGGGACATTGACAGTTACAGCAGGCTCTTTCCATGTGTATGACTCACGCATGGAGATGTTTAATGCCATCATGTCTAATAACACGCATGTGCCAGTTGAAGACAAGCCACCACGTATCACTCGATACGAAGCCCATCTTTTGATGGCAAAAAACATCAATCCTGAATTTAGCTTCTCAAAATGGCTACTTAACGTCTAACGTGATATAATCATTACGTGGACAACCACAAACTTCTTGATTTTTGAAAGGAATACATATGACAACCCGTATCTTTTGGACTGCTGCAGAACGTGAACGTGTGCTTAACCGCGCATTGATTTATGTGCAGCAAGGTAACTACGCTCACTTTGAAGCCATCAAACGCGCACAAGACTATGAGTTGATGGCACCTAGACATCGTGCTTTCAACACAGCCTCGTCAGCCCCTGACCTGATTAAGACATTAAAAGCCATGGCGTTGCAGGCGCCTATCAAGCATAAAGAGGTAGTAACCCCTATTGCTGAAGAGAAAACACACTCAGCGCCACCGGTGGTGCCTTCAGAGCCATACGTACATGCAGGCTCTATTGATGATTTAGTCTACATTGTAGCTGAAAAAGTTGCAAGCATCTTAGGGCAAGCAATACGTAATCAACTTACTCGTGAGATTAAAGATCTTGAGCATCACTTTTCAATCCCTAAGCATGACCCTACTTATAGCATTGACCATGCTAATAAGAAGAAAATCATTGTCATTGGGTTGCTAGGAGATCAGGTTCATGCAATCAAACGTGAGTTTGACAACACGTATGACATGCGATTCATAGATACAGATCGCGCAATGGGTATGTCACCACCCGATGCTGATGCCTACCTATTGATGAAAAACTTTATCAATCACCCTCTCTATCATAAGTACCAAGTATTTCCAAATCACGTACTTATTGATGGGGGTATGTCAACGCTGCGTATGTGGCTTAACACGAAAGGACCAACCCTGTGACACATGACTTTGTTTACACCCCTGCAACTACTAACATTGCGCTAAGATGGCGCACAGTGCATGGTTGGATACCACCTTCTGAGCAAGAAAGCTTTCAAAAGAAGTGGGCTGACTTTAGAGCTTTAAGCGCGCAAGGGGCTGAAAGCCTTGAGGCGCCTAAGAAAATTACTTCAAATCTTGTGCATTGGAAAATAAAATGATAAATGGCAAATGGC